AGCAATCTAAGAAGCGTGCTGGCAATATTGCCGCGTACAGGCGAAACAGTCTGACTCCCGCTCAGAGAGCGGCTGCTACTCGTAAGGCTAACGCCGCAAAGAAAGGTGGAAAGAAGTAATGGCTATTGGTGATCCGATACAGAAAAAAATTTCTCAACGGGTTAAGGCTGGCCCTGCTGGTCGTGGTGCTAAGAAGACGATGCCAGTTAAACTCAAGGCGCGTGGTTCTGCTCCTAAGGTTGCTAAGCCTAAGAGTGAGGCCGCTAAGCAGTTGAGTGTTCTTACTAAGAAGCCTACTGCTATTGCCGCTAGAAAGGCTGCTCTGGCTAATAAGGTGCAGAGCATGAAGGCTGTTCGTGGTCGTGCGGCTGCGGCATCTGTTCCTACTGGTCGTGGCGCTTCTGGTGCTGCGGCTGGGAAGAAGACTCCTGGTACAACGACTCGCGGTCAGAGCAACTTTGTTCTTGACGCTCTCCGCAATGCAGCAAACAGTATGACTGGTAATCGTGAGCGTCTTCAGAACGAGCGTTACAAAAAGGTTATGACTAGCAAAAAGGCTGCTTCTAAGGCTGCAAAGAAGGGTTACTAACTATGTGTATGAAGTGTGGATGCTGCACCCCTAACGATCATAAGACTGGTGCTACTGACTACGGCAACAATGGTGGTTCCGCTAAGAACGGCATCATTGTTCCTGCTTCGGACACTAAGCCTGGTGGTTACGACGGGAACAACGGCTACTAGTGGCCACTCCTGCGTGGCAGCGGTCTGAAGGCAAGAACCCTAAAGGGGGTTTAAATGCTAAAGGTCGTGCGTCTTACAAGAAAGCAACTGGTGGGACTTTAAAGCCTCCTGTTAAGAAGGCTGAAGCGAAGAAGTCTCCTAAGTCTGCTGCCCGTAGGAAGTCTTTCTGTGCCCGTATGGAAGGCATGAAGAAAGTTAATACTTCTGCTAAGACTGCAAAGAATCCAAATAGTCGTATCAATAAATCGTTGAGAGCGTGGGATTGCTGATGAAGAAGGTTGCTTTTTGGGATAAGCCAAACCCGAAGAAGAAGTCAACTCCGCTATCGCCTAAGCAAAAGTCTGCGGCTAAGTCTCGCGCCAAGGCAGCGGGTCGCCCATATCCAAACCTTATTGATAATGCTGCTGCTAAGCGGGGCAAGAAGTGACTGTTCAGCAGCAACTACTTGGTCGTGGCACATACGGTCCTCGTGTCGTTACTGGTGCTGATGTTTCTCCGCTGTGGCAGTTTTTTCTTGCTCCTCCTGCCCAGAACTCTATTTTGATTTATAACAATGGCGATGTTGTTGAACAGGCTACTTTTGTAAACGATGTTATTAAAGACCCTGACGTTCATACTTATATTCTTGGTGGTACGGATTTTCGTACTGATGTAGGTACGTTTGATTACGATGCGTTGACTGCGGCTGGCTACACTTGGCGTGATGTGTATAGCGACAATGTTTATGGCGTGCAGTACGACAGTCCGTATAATTAGGAGTTTGTAATGCCTTCAATTAATTTGCCTACACCGAATAAGACTCCTGGTGATGGTGCGCCTGCTGGCGATATGAATCTTGTTATTGAAGGTATTAATACTCTTAACTCTGCTGTTATTGGTATTCCTGCTGGGCCGACTGGGGCGGAAGGTGCTACTGGTCCGACTGGACCAACTGGTCCTACAGGCGCGGCTTCTACTGTTACTGGACCTACAGGTGCTCAAGGTTCTCAGGGTGTGACTGGGCCTACTGGCGGTCAGGGTCCTATTGGTCCGACTGGTGCGCAGGGACCTACAGGTGTTCAGGGCTATCAGGGTATTCAGGGACCGACTGGTGCTACAGGTCCAACGGGAGCGCAGGGTGTTTCTGTCACAGGGCCAACTGGTCCTACGGGCGCACAGGGTCCTTCTGGTAATGCTAACGCGCATGACTCTGCGCATTTGGCTACAACGACTGTGCTTCCTAACTCCCCTGTTTATACTGCTGGAACTTTGGGTGCTGATGGTGGCTACGGTGTTGGGGCGACTATTACCGCGACAACAAATGGTCGCCTTAATCTTGATGGTTCTAACGCTCTTAATTCTGAACGGATTCTTGTTAAGAACCAGGCAACTGCTACACAGAATGGTATTTATGTAGTTACTGCTCAGGGTTCGGGTAGTTCGTTGTGGAAGTTGACTCGTGCTACAGATTATGACAATCATGTCGCTGAGCAAGTTGACCAGGGAGATTATCTTCTTGTCTCCACTGGAGCCGTAAACGGTGGCAGTTCTTGGATCATGAACGTGGCAGGAACTGGCACTAATGGTTCAATCATTATTGGTACTGACGACATTCAATTTGCACAGACTGGCGGAATAGGTCCTACAGGTCCAACTGGCCCTACTGGAGCAACTGGTTCTGCGTCTACCGTGACTGGACCTACAGGTCCCGTTGGTGCAACTGGCCCAACTGGATCTCAGGGTCCTACGGGTGCTCAGGGTATCCAGGGCATTCAGGGTAATACTGGTCCTACTGGTGCGACTGGTCTTACTGGCGCGACTGGTCCAACTGGTGCTGTTGGTGCAGCGTCTACCGTTACAGGCCCGACTGGTCCTGCTGGCGCTGCTGGGCCAACTGGCCCTACTGGTGCTGCTGGGGCGGCTTCCACCGTTACTGGTCCCACTGGACCTACAGGGGCTGCGGGAACTAACGGCACGACTGGTCCTACAGGACCCACTGGTGCGGCTGGGGCAGCATCCACTGTGACTGGACCTACTGGTCCTACTGGTCCTCAGGGAACTCCTGGTACTGCTGGTGGTACTGGCCCTACGGGTCCTCAGGGTGCTATCGGTCCAACAGGTGCTGCTGGCGCTGATTCTACCGTCATTGGGCCTACTGGACCCACAGGTGCTTCTGGTGCAGCAAGCACCGTTACGGGACCTACGGGACCCACAGGTGCTTCTGGTGCTGCCTCTACTGTCACAGGACCAACGGGTCCAACAGGACCGACTGGTGCAGCCTCTACGGTTACAGGTCCAACTGGTGCAACTGGCGCTACTGGACCAACTGGACCATCTGCTGCTGATCCTTTTAGTGTTGTTTTAATGCTAGGCGGCATGTAATGAAAATTGCTGTCTACGCTATTGCCAAGAATGAAGCACAGTTTGTGCAACGGTGGTTTGATTCCGCTAAGGAAGCCGATTCACTGCATATCCTAGATACTGGTTCATTTGATAACACTGTCACTCTGGCTCGTGACTTAGGTGTTGATGTGGCGCGGTGGGAGATTAGTCCGTGGCGGTTTGATAAAGCACGAAACATGTCGCTTGATCTTGTCCCTGAGGACACTGATTTGTGTATAGCACTAGACATGGATGAAGTTTTGGTTGAGGGCTGGCGGGAACATTTAGAGGCTGCCTATGCTGACGGTGTTACGCGCCCCCGATACAAGTACACATGGTCCTGGGTAGGTAGCAATCCTGGGCTGGTGTATGGCGGAGACAAAATTCATGCCCGTCACGGCTATTACTGGAAACATCCCGTCCATGAGGTCATTACCCCTAAGGACCCTGAACGAGAGGTACAAGGCTGGTATGGGCTGGAAATCCATCATCACCCTGATAACACAAAGTCTCGCGGTCAGTATCTCCCCCTTCTTGAACTTGCTGTCAGTGAAGACCCAGAAGATGACAGGAACTCTCATTACCTTGCGCGGGAATACTTCTTCGCTGGACGATTAGATGAGGCAAAGGCTGAGTTTCAGCGGCATCTAGGTTTGGAGTCGGCTAGGTGGGGTGCCGAGAGGGCGCAGTCGTACCGTTACTTGTACAAGATTGATAAGCATCATCTGTGGTTAGCGCGTGCGTTGGAGGAGGACCCTGGCCGCAGGGAGACTCTTTTGGACTATGCGTTCTACTGGTATACGTATGAGAACTGGGCTGAGTGCCTGAAGTATGCGACCGCTGCTTTGACAGTCAAGGAGCGGCCTTTGGAGTATTTGACTGAGGCTGAAGCATGGGGGCCGCTGGCTCATGACTTGGCTGGCATAGCGGCATTTAAATTGGGTTATTACCAGCAGTCTGCTTATCACGGCATGGAAGCGTTAAAGTTGTCACCTTATGAGGATAGACTTGTCAATAATCTAGACCAGTATAGGAAGGCAGCGGCATGACAACGATGCGCGATTTGATCTCTGATACTCGCCGCATGGCGTATGGGTCGCTGCATGACCAGATCAATCTCGTGGCTGCTCCTTATACTGCTGGTGCAACTACGTTGACACTTGATATGGATATTACGGGCATTACCCCTGGTATGTCTTTGAGTAGCGATTTGAACGTCTGGTATGTAAAAGGAACTGAATCCTCAACTAACAGTGTTTTTGTTATCCCTGGTTTTGACAACTCACCACAAAGAGACGTTGCTGTAGGACAATTCGTTTTCATCAAGCCTCGCGTAACTGACTGGTACATGTTTGAAACAATGAACCAGGAGATTCTACGTCTTTCGACTCCTGAGCATGGCCTTTACCAGATTTCTTCATGGACTGTACCTGTTGACCCAACATGGCAGACTTATGTAATTCCCGATACTGCATATGCAGACATGGTTGGAATTCTTCGTATCCGCTATCGCCTTCCTGGTTCTCCTGATGTGTGGATGGAAATTCCAGAAAAGTCATATCGCATTCAATTCACTGATGGAGTTTCGCAAATTCGTTTGCTCCGTAATATCCCTAGCGGTACTGATGTGCAATTTATCTATAAGGCCACGTTCCATCAGGCAGAAAACCTTGATGACAATGTAAACACTGTGTGTGGTCTATCCGCAACAATGGTAGATATTCCCACTCTTGGTTGTCTTGGAACGCTTCTACGTACTACTGAGTCTCGCCGTAACCAAGTTCAGCAGCAGGGTGATGCTCGTCGCGCTGGTGAGGTTGCTGGCGGCTCAAACATGGCTATCGCAGCAAGGATTGAGAAGGATCATCAGATGCGTATCTGGGAGGAAGCAGCGCGATTGATTCAGCGTGTGCCAATCGTTAGGAGTCTGTAAATGGTTCAGATTACTAACCCGTTTGACCAGCCATATTCTGAACGCACTCAGGCTCTCCCCTCATATTTCTCGCCTTCTGTCATAGGAATTGCGGGTGTGCCGTATCTGATTGATACGTCATCGGATTACACGGGTGCGGGTAGGTTTAAGCGTGAGGCTATGGATGTTGTGCAGCAGCGCAATACGAATAGTCAGCGAGATTTATTGCTTCTTCCGCAGGATGTGTGGAGGCAGCAGGTTGAGTCTTGGCATCAGGGTGCGGGTCAATCAAATCTTGATCGTGATGATGCTTTGCAGTATCGCTATGAGGATTCATTTGGTATTAATCCTTGGACTCATTGGCAGTTAAACCTTTTACCCGATACACAAAAGATGGGTTCTTATTCAGGTTCCGTTTGGGTTACTACTTATGACACGTATCTGGCTGTAGTAAACGGTTCTTCCATTTATTGGTATAACAATGTTTCTGCGTCAGCAACTGTTGGATCTACTTCAGCGGGTAGCGTATCTGTTGTCGCTATTGCTGATAGTGCGCCGTATGTTACTACTCTTACTTCTGATGGTGCTGTAAAAACTACTGCGAGTCCATCATCAAGCCCAGCATTGGTTGGTATTTGGCCTGACGCAAACTTTGTAGCATATGTTAAGGATTACATGATCCTTGGGCAAACTAATAAACTTTATAACATTACTGCGGGTTCTCCAGGGGTACTTGTATATACGCATCCAATATCAGCATTTCGCTGGCAAGCGGCGACGGCTGGAAATTCTTGCATTTATTTAATCGGCGGGGTTGGCGATAAAAGCGTTATTCATCGGGTTGGGATTAAGCAAGACGGCACTGGTTTATCTCCAGCAATTGTTGCTGCAACTCTTCCTGATGGTGAAATTGGTTATTCGATTAGCGAGTATCTAGGTTTTATTTTGATTGGTACGGATAAGGGTGTCCGTGTTGCTACGGAAAATAACGCTAGTGGAGATTTGACTCTTGGCCCAATAATTCCAACTTCTGCTCCTGTGTTTTGTTTTGAGGGCCAGGATCGGTTTATTTGGTATGGCATGAGCAAAATGAATTCTACTTACGGTGACACAGAGGTAGATATTTTCCCGAACGGAACTGTCTGTGGTCTTGGGCGCATGGACCTGTCTACCAGCACCACAAGTAGTCTTACTCCTGCTTACGCTTCCGATATTTGTGCTATTACAGAAACAAATAAGACAGTCCATTCAGTTGTAACTTTCCAGGGTAAACGGGTTTTTAGTATTGATGGTTCTGGCGTGTGGGCTGAAAATACTAATCTTATGCAGGGTGGTTGGTTAAAACAGGGAACTATGTCGTTTTCTGTGGAAGACCTTAAAACTGGTTTGTACATGCAAACTAAGTGGCTTCCGCTTGTTGGAGAGATTGATCTAGACGTTTCCTATGATTCTTATGGATATATCCGTTTAGCAAACTTTATTCAGACAGGCACAATTCGTTCTGGAAATACAAGTATTAACGGGACTCAGTTTTCCCGTATCAATGTTCGCTATGTTCTTAAGCGGGATAGCAGCGTGACAACCCAGGGTCCCACTATGACCCGTTGGGAAGTTCGCGCTATTCCTGTAAAGGGCAGGGCTTCCCGTTGGACTCTCCCAATTATGAACTATGAGGAGATTGAGATTGACGGGGTTAAATATACTCGTGATCCGCTGGCAGTTTACGACACGCTTATAGATCTAATTGAGAACAGCACTCTATTTACTCTGCAAGAATCAGGTAGGGCATATCAGGTACATGCTAAGGATTTCCTTTGGCAACCTGAGAAACTTAGTATTAATGGTAGGGCTTGGGAAGGTACGTTCGTGCTAGTTGTGGAGGAAGTGCAATGAGAAGGTCTTACGCTGGTGCTGCTCAGGCGGCACAACTTACAACTGCTCTTGGCGGTTCTACTGCCAACCTTACTATTTACTGTACCGATTGCTCTAACTGGCCTACGGGTACAGGCGGTTTCCCGTTCTTTGTTGTTATCGACCGAGGTAAGCCCACTGAGGAAAAAATTCTTTGTTCTTCCCGTAGCGGTAATGTTCTTACAGTTTATGACGATGGTATTACTAATGGTCGTGCTGCCGATGGTACGAGTATCACTACCCATGCGGCTAATGCTGTAATTGAGCATTGCATGACTGCTACAGACGCTAACGAGGCTAACCTTCACGTAAATACCTCGCCTCTTCATGTGACTATCTGTACTTCCGCAACTCGTCCTGCTAGCCCTACGGCTAATCAAACCATTTTGGAAACAGATACTAAACTTCTTTACTGCTATATTGGCAGCACTTGGCAAGTCATATCACCACAACTAGCAATAAATGACAGCAGCGTGAATGCCATGCTGCTTATGGGAGGATAAAAATGGCAACAACCTATAAGCGGCTGGGCGCAATCGCCTCTACTGGGACGATTGGAACTGCCGATACTTTGTACACAGTGCCAGCAGCAACGGCGGCGGTCGTATCGTCAATCGTAGTATGTAACACTGCGGCGACTACGGCTACGTTCCGTATTGCAGTTAGCACTACTACTTCGTTTGTAGCGGCTGGCTACTTGTTCTATGGTTTGACTGTAGCGGCTAACGATACGGCTGTCTTTACTCTCGGTGCAACGCTTGATGCTACGAATAAGTATCTGCTTTGCTCTGCATCAGCAAGCACCGTGTCATTCTCTGCCTTTGGGTCGGAGATTGCATAATGACTCTTGCTCTTGGTTCTAATGCTGGGGCACAGCGTGGACTGGTAAAGCAGACCAGCGCGGTAAACGCATTGAGTGTGAATGGATATGCCGCTCCTGGAACTTGTTCGAACGCGGTTACTGGAACCTATTCCTCTTCGGGAATCAACTACTCCTACGTGTCATTTCTTGCATCATCAACACTAGAGGTAACCCGACCAGGATTATTTGATGTTTTAGTTGTTGGCTCTGGTGGTGGTGGCGGATCGGGTCTTACAACTGCCGCAGTTAATGGCGGCGGCGGCGGCGCAGGCGCAGTTATCCTTCTTGAAAATCTTTATGTCCCCGTTGGTAGCCACACTGTGGCAATTTCGGCTGGCGGTGCGGCAAACGGTACGGCTGGAGGCGTAACCACTTTTAGCACCTACTCCATTGCTCCTGGCGGTGGTGCTGGCGGTGGATACCAGTCAAACACAACACCGTCGCTGAGGATGCGTGGCGGAAGTGGCGGTGGTGGAATGGCTATCTTAACCAGCAGTTTCCAACTTGGTGGTTTCGGAACGGGTGGTTACGGAAATAACGGCGGTGCTGGCGAAAATACCACTGCCGCAGGTTCTGGTGGCGGTGGTGGGGGTGGTTACTCCGCTGTCGGTTCCACAGGGACAACCAGTGTTGGTGGTGCTGGCGGTGCTGGATACACAACCAGTATTGCTGGTTCAACGCCGACAACTACTTGGACAACTGGTTCTTTCACATTTGCTGGCGGAGGTGGGGGGGCAAGAAACTCTGGTTCCGCTGGTGCTGGTGGATCAGGCGGAGGCGGTGCGGGTGGCACTACTGGTGTTGGTACTGCTGGAACCGCTAACACGGGTGGTGGCGGTGGTGGTTCTTATTCAACTACTGCTGGCGGTGCTGGCGGTAGCGGAATCGTAATTGTGCGAATGAGGACAAACTAATGGCATACAAGAATGCTCACGCTGCAAAGATTGAAGACGGTGTAGTTACTCAAGTTATCGTTATCCCGTTCTGCAACGATGACGATGCAGAGGTGACCGCGTACTGCAACGGTATTGGCCTTGAAGGTACTTGGGTAGATACCTCGTACATCGGTAGTCGGCGTGGCAAGTATGCGGGTGTTGGTGACACCTGGGACGGCGAGAACTTTGTCAGCCCCGTAGTTGAAGTACCTGCTGAGTCGTAATGCCTGACTGGTTAGATACACCTGGTGAGTTCCTCGCTGTCATCACTATCACTTCGATAGTGTTGGCGGCTCTCATATGGCTCATTCGGGCAGTATCCGCCATCCAGCATGAAACTAAGCCCAACAGCGGTATGTCGATGAGGGATTCAATAAACCGTATCGAGAGTAGTGTAGACAGGTTGAACGATAAACTGGATGGTCACATTACGTGGCATCTGGATAAGGAGTAGTTATGTTGGACAAGATTCCCGCTGAGGTTCGCCATATCCTCATCATGCTGCTGGCCGCTGTCCTTGGTTGGGCTTCGGACAATGTGCTCAACCTTGGTATCAGTCCGCTGTTGGCTTCTCTTCTAGGCGTGGTCCTGGGAACCCTGATCCTTTATGTAACCCCTCTTACCCGCCAGTATGGTGTAGGTAAAGGATGACTACCTCACTGAACGGCTGGCCTGTACCGCCTAGGAAACTGGTCACTAAGAAGGTTCCTGGCGCGGATAGGCGACTCACGCTCGCTGTCGATGCTGCCCCTTTACTGCTTGCTGTAGCGGCTGACTACAACAAGACCGTTAAGCGGATTGATGTGGGCAAGGTTGATGAGGGCGGCTACAACGACCGTGACGCTAATGGTGCTCCTGGTAGAAAATCTAATCATGCTTCGGGGACAGCGATTGATCTGGATTGGAGCGAGGAGGGGGCGCAGGGTTCCGCTTGGGGCAAGAAGTTCTTCGCTCAGGCCAAGGTCCGTCTTGCTATCGCTGTGATGAAGAAGCGGTATGGGAAGTGGGTCCAGTGGGGTGGGGATTGGCGTGCCCAGGATTTTATGCACTGGGAGATTAAGCCTGGTGTGACTGCGATTGATGTGAAGGCTGCCTGCTACAAGTTGGGCATTGATGCTGATGGTGTTAGGAAGGGTGCATAGTTATGGCTGAGGAAATGATGGAAGAGGTGACTCTTGCTGAGTGTCTGAAGACTCTTCTGGGCAACGAGGTTGCTATGTATTTGAAGGCGCATGGGTTTCATTGGAATGTTGAGGGGCCTATGTTCTCTCAGTTTCATGAGTTTTTTCAGGAAATTTATGAGGATGTGTATTCCAGTATTGATCCGACTGCGGAGAACATTCGTAAACTGGATCAGTTCGCTCCTTTTACGTTGCCAACTTTGGATCGTCTTCGTGAGGTAAGCGATAACAAGACTAGTACTGATCCTATAGCAATGTGTGCTGACCTGTTAGAGGCTAACGATATGCTTCTCGAGTGTATTGATGAGTGCTACCAGTTGTCTCAAGATGAGAACCAGCAAGGCATCGCTAACTTCCTGGCTGAGCGTGACAACATGCACAAGAAGTGGCGTTGGCAGTTGAAAGCAACTCTCAGGAATTAGTTGTTGTTTCTCCTGTTACTCCTGTTACTATGCGTCAAGTAGCGCATAACTTTAAGGGGTAAGTATGGCGTTGAAGGATGCTTTAGTCGCAAATATAGGTGCAAAAAAGGGTCCAGTATGTACGGCCTGTATCGCAATCAACTCTATGACAGAGGAAGATCAGCGGGACCTAAAGGTTGCTTTAGATGATCCAGTTTATACCTCTATGGGGATAGCGCGTGCTTTGAAGGCTGAAGGCTATGAGGTATCGGGCCAGACGCTCCAGCGGCATCGCCGTGGCGATTGTTTCAAGAAGTGAGTATCGGTCAGCGCCTAGAGGTGCAGGATGAGATTGACGATCTTCGCTCTACCTTGCTCAGGACTCAACGGGAACTAAAGAAGGCTAAGGCTAGGGACGACCATCTAGTAGCCGCTACCCTTCAGGCGGCCCATGACGCTACTTTAGCCCGACCCCTTCCCCCACTACCAAAGCCTAATAAAGATGTCCGTAAGAAGGCTCCAGAGGTCGCCTTGTGGCATCTGACAGACTGGCAGGGAGCCAAGTTAACTCCCTCCTACAATTCTCAGGTTATGCACAGCCGTGTCCACAAGTTTGTGGATAAGGCTATCCGAATAACGGACATCCAGCGGGAAGATCATCCCGTGAGAGACTGCCACATTGTCCTAGGTGGGGACATGATTGAGGGCATCTTCAACTTCCCCACCCAGCCGTATGAGATTGACGCGACCCTGTTTGAGCAGTTTGTGAACGTGTCGAACCTACTAGTTGAAGTGACTAGGAGGGCTTTGGCTTATTACGAAAAGGTAACGGTCACCGCTGAGTGGGGTAACCACGGCAGACTAGGGTCCAAGCGGGATGCGGTAGTTAAATCAGACAATGCGGACAGGATGACGTATGAACTCGCCAGACAAATCCTTGCCTCCAGCGGAGCAAAGAATCTCACATGGGATGATTGCCCAGAGGACATCCAACGAATTGAGATCGGCAACTACCGTGCCCTCGCTATCCACGGAGATGAAGTCGGACGCAACGGATTCGCTTCAGGAAACACCATCGTCAACCATGTCAACCGCTGGCGGTCAGGTTCCTATCCTTGGAAATTTCGAGATGTTTACGTCGGTCACTACCACACCCACTACCAATACTCGCTCGCGGACGGAGCAGGAGCGGTCTACGGGACGGGCAGCACAGAGTCAGACAACCGCTACGCCTCAGTCGGGCTTGCCTCTTCAGCGGTCCCTTCTCAAAGGCTCCACTTCATCAATCCAGAAGCGGGGAGAGTTACAGCCCAGTACCAAGTCTGGCTTGACTGATATGGATAAGTTGCAGTCTGAGGCTGACAGGATTAGTAACGAACTATTGGTACTTAGCGGCCATGTCCGCGCTTTGGTATCACAACTGCGGCTCTGGCAGGTACGTCATGGCGTTCAGTAAAAGCATCATTGTCAAACTGTCCTACGGTGATTTAAAGATGGAGTTTACCGCTGAGGGTGCTTCATGGAATCCTGACGTAGCGGACGACTTCATTCGTAGAACTAAAACCTTGTGGCGTGACGCTCTGGAATCAATGATGGAGACGAATGCTTGGGATGAGGTAGACGCTTCGGAGATTGAAGATGAGTGACATTGATATCCGCTGCCAGGATTGTGGCGCGTCAGATGCTCGCGTCTATCGGGGTTGGTCGCTGCTGTGTGTGAAGTGCGCTAGGGAGCAAGACGAGGATTAAGAATAGTAGATAACTCCTGGAGGTAAGCGTGAATATTTTTATTAGTGGAGATGCTGGATTTGTTGGCTCCCATTTCAAAAAGTTTTGTTTAGAAGCAGGATACACGGTACGGGGCTGCGACATTAAATACGGCGAAAACGTTATGGATTGGTTTGGTACCGCTACTGGTGTTGATTTGTTTATTCATTGCGCTGCCAACGTCGGAGGAAGATTAGCGATAGACAAATCTCCTCTATGGGTGGCTGCTAATCTTGCTATAGATCAAGCCGCTTTCGATTGGGTCGCTAAAACCCAAACTCCCATGTTGTATTTCTCTTCGTCTGCGGCCTATCCAGTGTGGCTACAAGAAGGCAATCCTGACAGGATACTTCAGGAAAGCGACATTACTTTGCTACCCACTATGGGAACCCCAGACTCTACCTATGGCTGGTCTAAACTGACTGGCGAATACATGGCTGAAATCGTTAAATCGACAGGTGTTCCCGTATATGTTGTGCGCCCATTTAGTGGCTACGGCTCCGACCAGTCGTCCGACTATCCGTTTGGTGCGTTTAGGGATCGGGTGGTTAGCGGTGAGGACCCGTTCCAGATTTGGTCAGACGGCACCCAGAAACGTGACTGGATACATATTGATGACATTATTGCGGCCTGTATGAAGATTGTGGAAGCCGACTATCGGAAACCCGTTAATCTTGCCACTGGTAGGGGAGTTTCGTTCGTGCAGTTGGCTGAAATGTTTGGGGCTGAAAACGTTGAACTGCTAACCGATAAGCCGCGTGGATGTTCTTACCGCGTAGGTTCATCGGACCTCATGCGCCAATTCCACATACCGCAAATAACAATAGAGCAGGGCATAGAACGTGCCCTCAGGGAGAACCGATGATAACTGTCTGCACAACTCTAGCGACTTTCGCTATGGACTCTCCTGAAGTTTGGGGGTCTTGGATGGGTAACGCTGAACAAGTCCGTGAAAACAGTGACACACCAGTGGACTATTTTGCTGCTATTCAAACTGACGCTAGAGGGCTGGAGCCGTTTGCCCCGTTCATTGAACGGTTAGAGGCTATCGGGGGACAGTATTGGACTTACGTGTTTGACGACGGCAGAACCAATGTTGATATGAGTAATCGGCTGCGGCATTTGACGTTGGGGCAAAACATTTGCACTGAGTACAGCACCGCTAAGAGAGCAACACATATGCTGTTCATGGCCGCTGACTGTATGCCACCAGATGACATTATGCCCCGCATGTTGGAACTGAACCATCCTCTTTGCGCCCCATACATTAATACTTATGGGCTTACTGGTCCTGATGTGGAGGGTCATCCGTTCCCAGTTATGGACACGATGGCGTCTGCTGCCTGCATTTTTATTAGCAGCGACGTGTTTAGACGTTTACGGTGGCGTTCCGACTATGAGGATGGCAGTGATGATCCCTGCTACCACAAGGATGCTAAAGAGTTATTGAACATTCATACTTATATTAGGAAAGATGTGATTGCTAAACATTATCCTGAAGCAGTAGGGGACTATGCGTCACGCGGCTACGACACTACTGTGGTGCGCTAAGCGCTACCTGCTTACTTGGGTGTATCGGTTTTCTGCCTATGTTTATTCCGTCATACTGCGAATACATTTGACCACTCCTCTGCTCTGGCTTCGATGCTCCAATTCCGTGACACGGTGTCACGAATCCTCGAGGATTCCTGTTTCCTATTGTTGTAGTCCAGTAGATAGGTGGCTTGCTGCCGCCAATCATCTGCCGTGATAGCGAGATGCCCTACCCCATCTTCATGAAGAAGACGATACTCAGGAAGATCACTAGCGATGAATGGGATTCCATTTGCTGCGTATTCTAAGCCTTTAATGTTGGACTTGGCGTGGTTGAATGGGATGTCGCTGAGGGGGACTATCCCTATATCGAATTGGAAGGCATCAGGGTAATGGGTAATGGGGAGAAGGGGACTAGTCCTCATACGGTGCGGATTCACTCCTGTTATGTCGTGAAACGCGGGAGCCTGGTCAGAGTGGCCTGCATGGTGAAACATAAGATCATTTTCATCCAAGAACGCTGGTAGCCAGTCCCGTAACTGCTCCAGGTCGCTGTTCCTGAAAGATGTTGCCCCTGTCCAGCCGATAATGGGCTTGCCACTGTTGAGTGGGCGACGGTGGAATTGTC